CACTTCCATCAGGGTGAACTTCCTGAAACGTTCCTGACCTATGATAAGTTGAAAGTCTTTCTTTACCAAGTGTATCGTCCACTTCAATAACATGACCTGACTCTGATTGATACACTTTGTTATATGGATATACTGGTTGTGCAACTGAGTCGGGGAAAGTGTGTCCTTCTATTTCAATCTTCTTATCTAATACAGAATCACCACGTGCAAGGCTTGACACATCAGAAGAATCGGTGTATAATGGGTAGTAGGGTAACATATCTTCAGTTACTTCTAACTCTTCAATAGTAGAACCACTTGCATCGTAATTGATTTTTAATTCTTTTGGTGTTTTGGGTGCAGTGTCTAAGGCACTTGTAAGTCCATGAGTTCTACGTGAGTCTTGTTCGGGATTTGCTTGGTCGGGTGTTCCTTCATAATCTGCAACTGTTAATCTTCTTGGGTCATTAAATCCTTTATCCACACTTCTTGATTGTGGATTACCCAATGCATCAACTCTATATCCTACTTGTGGAATACCAGTAGATACACCAGTGACAACTGGGTCTTGACATGCACTGTCTCTAAAGAATCCAAAGACTGTTGAACCTTCCACTAAACCATGTTGTGTTCCTAAACCCGAAAGACCAGCAGAAGTTGTTGGAAGTATAACTTGAGCCCATGGTAAATCGGGTGTTGCAATATTTAATTTACTATCTGTATGAGACCCATGTATACGAACACGAACCCTTCCAATCTTTAGAGGGTCATGTCTGTCTTCTACTATTCCAAAAAATGTTTTCATTATACTATCTTCGGCCCTTCTGCATCTTCTAATGGTTTTGCTTTTGCAATATCTTTTGCATAACTTTCTTTAACACATTCTAAATTCAGTTCACCTTCTTTATCGGGTACGTTTAAAATAACAGAAAGGTCTGTAATTAGATATCTATTATCATTAAGTTCGTCTTCTCTACCTGAACCCGATTCAGGTTGTGGTATATCAAGTTTAATTACAGTTCCTACTGTTAAGTCTGTTCTCATAGGTATGGTGACAATGATTCTATGTTGTTGTAGTGTTTCTAATAATGCACGTCTTTCTAATTTTGCATTGTCTTCGTATTTCAATCCTGAAAAGGTTTCAGGTGAGTCTACTGTTGTCTCATTATCAAATAGGTGTGTTGTAGTGTAATCAGATTCTACAATACTGTCAAACTCTTTGTTTGGTGATAAGTCAATATCAACTTCGGTTACTGCTGGTGATTGTGTATCGTCAATCATATTCTCTGTAGTAAGTGTCTTCTCAAACTCACCCGTTCTAATCATTGGGAATCCCGATAGGTGTTTACCACGTTTCATTGTTTGGTCTAAGTCATATACAAATTCTTGTTCTTGTTTCTTAACTGGGTCATATACTTTTTGTAATGAACCATATGCACCACCAACTGTTCCTCTAAGTGTATCAAATTGTTGTGGTTTGTAATATGTTTTTATCATAGAGTTTAAACCACCCTCTGCATTTAAGTCTATAGTTTCAGTTCCTAAATCACCACTTCTTGGTTTGAATGAAAAGTTTATTGGAAACTCTCTACCCATCATAGTGTCAATAGAACTAAATCTAAATCCACCATTAAGTGTTTGATAGAAGAACATACCATTCTTCCATTCTGCATCGTCACCAATGTTTGATTCTGTGACAACGTAATCTACAAACTTTGCAACTGTCCAGTTAGGACATATAAATTGTAAATTCTTTGGTTCTGTTTCTTCAAATGCATCGAACTCAGCAGGTTTTATATTTGCTTCTTCTATCAATGCATTCTGTAACATTCTGTCATAAGAACCTCTCATGACTTTACTTAATCTTCTTCTTCTCACAAAGAACATTCTTGGGTCACAAAAATTCAACTTATATACTTGTGTTCCTTCTTTTGCTCTTTTGATATCTGATACTTTATAGATTCTAAATGTTTTATCAATTGTGAATTTCTTTTCGGGTTCTTGATTAAGACCTTCTTTTTGTTTTAGAGATACACGAATAAACTCTTGACCACTAAGACGATAGTTGGATAAAATGTTAAGTCCGTCTAAGAGAATTATGTTACCCGTGCAAAACTTATTATAGATAGACTCAAAGAGTTCTATAGTCAAAGTCAAATCGGTTACATCGATTGATTCACTTTCTTGGTTTACAATCGATAATGATTCAATTGAAAACTCACCTGCTTTAAAGTTTCCACTCATGATGACATTACTTTACCAAATTCTGCAACTACCCTTTTTATGAATTCAGGTTTTATAACCTTTATGTTTCTTTTAACTTCGTTTAGTTCCCATTCATTATCATAAATTGTTTTTTCATACATACCATTTGTAAAGGTATTGGATTTGTTTCCGTCTGAATCATGGTAATAAGCAGCTCCGTCTTCCATGTTGATACCATTTTTTACAGTACATGAATGATTACTGATAGAACCAGTTATAACTTCGTTTGCTTCAAACCTATCACCCTCAGTTCCTATTCTTGAAAAGTTAGGTTCTACACTCGTTACCTTTGCACTTATTGTTTTACCACCTCTTAAACATGAAACTGTTTCACCTAAAAGAAACTTACTGGTTGCACTTACGATATCTGATTTGTTATATGTCGTTACGTAATATCCACCATAATGTGTATCAATGTAATTCTCAAAAGTTTCATTATCTTTCCACCAGTCGTAATAGTTATTGAAGTCGTTTACTAAAAAGAATGTCCAGTGTAAATCACTGTCACCATATAAATTAGTTGCAACTACATCAGGTCTATCTCCTTCTTGTAATTCAAAGAAGTCGTATTCTATAATACTGTTAACTGCAGATTGGTCTACCTTAGATTTCCTAAAGAAATCTTTTATGGTAATAACTTTACCACTATCTAAAGTGTATTGAATCTCGGGAAAGTTTTTAAAAAATTTAGTTGCCATTATCTACCACTCCTGCTTGAAGTCTTTCCATCATCACCATTCCACCAATCTCTCCAACGTTTCCTTCTCGCAGCTCTTCTCTTCTGTCTACGTTCTTTTCTCTTTGTCCTTTTTGAAACTTTCTCTTTCTGTTCTTGATTCTTCTCAAAGTTCTTACCAGCATTAGTTCCCAATAATGATTCATTACCTGACCCAATATTAACAGCACGTGATGATTTAGATATTTGTTGGAATGTCTCTTGAGTAACAATTTTGATTTCTGTAAATTTCAAACCCATAGTTGTAGATACTGGATATCCGTCTTCAAACATCTTAGTTGAATGAGCAACGTCCACACCAGTTAGAACACATGGTAAGAAATCATCATAGTGTTCTGCAATAAGACCTTCGTATGTTATGTCAAAAAGATTTGGATAATTGAAATAGGATTCTGCAGCTCCTTCTTTTTCAGCAGCTCCATAAGTGTCGGGTAACATTGCAGTCTTAAATGTCCATATGATATCTTCAACTGCTCTTGCTTCGTCTTGGTTTTTAGGATAGAATTCATAATCAAAACTATGACTTCTAAAATCCACACCCTCAAACATTTGTTCTTCCATAGGGTTCTTTGCCTTACCATACATGAAGTTAGATACTCCACCCGTGACACTATCTGCAAGTTTGGTTAATCCACTTTGAACCATTTCTTCGAATGCACTACCGAATTGTGCAGTTCCGTCTGCAATACCAGCGGCATTTCTAATATTTGCACCAACTGCTATGGTACTCCATTTAACGTCTTGACTGAAATCTAATTCTGCAGGCACGTATAATGCAACTGCAACACTTTCATTTGATAATAGGTTCTTTCCATTATCACTACCACCACCTCCACCAAACATTCCAACTCCCTTACCTTCTCTTCTCTTTCTTGGTCTTGTCGTAAATACAATATAAGAGTCAAGTGACTCTATAGGATATTGTAAGTCTCTAGTTATGGTTAAAGGTACTTCTCTCGCAGCTTGTCTTGCAACGTTTGATGCATCTTGGTTTTTTTGCAACGAGGCACGTCTTTCATTTAAAAGATTTTCTGATTTTGCCTTTTCACTTGCAAGCATGTCTTTATCATATGTTCCTTTATATGATTTACCTTCGAGTTTTGACTGGATTCCTTTTAAAGATTTGACAGCACTGGACGCTTGGTTTACTTTGTCTAATAGTTTATTGATTGATGCCATTGATTCTGAACCTAAATACTTAAAATTATGATTACTAGTGTTATTTATGTCTAGAAAAAGTTATTCTGGCAAGTTTAAACCAAAGAACTATAAAAAATATAAGGGTGACCCCACCAAAATTATCTATCGTTCACTTTGGGAAAGAAGATTCATGGTCTATTGTGATAATAACCCTAGCATAATCGAATGGGGAAGTGAAGAAATCATTATACCATACAGAAGTCCAATAGACAAACGTGTTCATAGGTACTTTCCTGACTTTTATATCAAGTATGTCAATGCAAAAGGACAAGTTATACGGGAAATCATAGAAGTAAAACCCAAAAAACAGTTATCACCACCCAAAGAACCCAAAAGAAGGACTCAAAGATACCTAAAAGAGGTTGCAACTTACGTTGTTAACCAAGCAAAGTTCAAAGCAGCTAATGAATTCTGTCACGATAGGAAATATGGATTCAGAATTCTTACAGAAGACCACTTAGTCAAATGAAAAAACTAATTGCATTCGATTTAGACGGGGTTTTAATTGATTCAATACGAAATATGAACCTGAGTTGGGACATTGTAAGAGACAAACATAGTGTTGAAGTGCCTTTTGAAGAATATGCAAGTCATATCGGTAAACCATTTCCTGACATTCTCACTGCATGTGGTATAATAGACAATCAACGTGCAATCAAAGAGACCTATGACGAGGCAAGTTCTATGTGTCTTGACGAAGTTACCATATATGAAGGTACGATAGACACACTAGATTGGTTAAAAAGGAATGGATTTAAGATTGCAATCTGTACTTCCAAAGATATGAAGAGAGTTAGGAAAGTAATTGCAAGTCTTATCTTAGAAGGAAAGAAATTTCCTGAATTTGATTATGTCTGTTCACCGAAACAAGGGTTGAGAGGGAAACCAGCTCCTGACCAACTACTAAATACAATTGCACACTGTAATGTAGACCCACATGAAACATTCTATGTAGGTGATATGGAATCAGATTATCATTGTGCAAATAGAGCAGGTGTAGATTTTATACATGCAGAATATGGTTATGGAGATTTTGAGTGCAGTCTGAAGATACAATCAATCAAAGCAATAAAAAAATTGTTGGTCTAATCCCAGCAAGATATCATTCCACTAGGTTTATGGGTAAACCATTAGAACCTATTTTAGGAATTCCCATGATTCAACGGGTGTACTCACAAGCAGTACAGTCAAAATTACTTTCAAGTGTTATAGTGTTAACAGATAATGTCGATATTTACGACTACTGCGAGCGCATGCGCATGAACTGTCACATCGTTGACAATGAAAATATACTAACTGGAACAGATAGGTGTGCATATGGAATCAAAGATATTGAAGGAGATATCTTCGTAAACATACAAGGAGACGAACCACTTATCAATCCTGATGCAATTGATAAACTAATTGAAGAACATGTACTGGGTTGTGTCTCTAATGCATATGTTGAGTTAAATTTCTATTCAGAAAAAAGACATGATAACAATGTGGTGAAGGTTGTGACTGATTCATATAATAATGCATTATACTACTCACGTCTTAGTATACCATATTATCAGAAAGAAGAGTCCATTGTCAAGCAACAATTAGGGTTATATGCATTCAATAGAGAGTTCTTAGAAATGTTTCCACACCTTCCAGTCCGTGAATTGGAGAAAAGTGAATCAGTAGAAATGTTAAGATTTGTAGAGAATGGATTTAAAGTTAAAATGGTTGAAGTGGAAGACGAGGGTTATTCGGTAGACACACCTGACGACTTGAAACGAGTTGAAGAAATATTAAGGAAAAAATTATGTTGATACACTTGAAAGAACAAGAAGATTTTGATAAAGTAGAATCACTATTCAATGAGATTCGTGAAGAATCAAAACCCAAACTAATGACCTTTGGAGACTTATTAAAGTTTCCGTCAATCATGCAAGGTGTAAAAATGGGTGCAAGAAACTATGTTAAATCACTTTGTAAGTATAGTAAGAATGACCCGTGGTTATTATCAGACGGGAAAAGTAATAACGATTGGTTTGACGAAACAATTCAGAAGGCACTTCAACCAGCAAAACTCTACAATAAAAGAATGGAGAATCAAGAAGACAATGGTTTCTTTCATGCAAGTAAATGTAGATTCCTTATAGACGAATGGAAAAAGAATGGTTGGTATTCATATCCACAAGGAGTTATGAAACCTGACTTAACAGTGTTCTTTCACCCAGGCTCTTGTAGACAATATGCAATGTATCTTGCAAAAATGGTAGACCAACCAATCATATTTTGGGATTGTCAAAACGAAATGTTTGATAGAGAGATATTAGATTATGAAACATGGTCAAGTATCTTTACTAGAGTTGATAAAGCACAATGGGTAGACACTAGAGATTTTGCAGAAGGGACACCAGGCTTTGCAAAGAAACCAATACTAGAATGGCATGTTGATGAGAATAGACCTATGTATTACTTAACTGCATATCGTATTCAATCAGAACTATTTAATTTCAGAAAACCACGTCTGTTTGGTGATACACTTGTTGAAGATGTCTTTGAAGACAATAGTAATTGTTTAGAGATACACATGAAAGACAATAAAACATTCGTTGAATCAGACTTAGACTATATCATGCAAATTCCCTTTGAAGAAAAAGAATGGGAATGTCCAACATTTACAGCAATAAAAAGTTTCTAAAAGCATAAATAATAGACAATGACTAGTCTATTTGAAAAACTTGAAAATGAAACTCCTGAAGAATTAAAACGTAGGAGTCTTACAAGTTTAGATTGGTTTAGAAATAATGTAAGAGACATTAGAATAAGACAAGACCAAGCACTAAGAGAGGGTGAAATCGTCACTCAATTAGAACTAGGTAAGATGTATATGTATTATTATGATGCAAAATGGCAAGACAAGTTACCATACTTTGATAAGTTCCCTTTAGTGGTTCCTATTAGAAAGTACCCGACTGGATTCTTAGGTCTTAACTTACATTACGTTGCACCTCGTCACAGAATGATACTGTTAAACGAGATGTTTGAGTATCTAAACAACACAAATATGGACGAGTCAACAAGATTTAGATTGACATATGAATTGTTAAGGTCTGTATCTCGATTGAAATACTTTAGACCTTGTTTAAAAGAATACCTTTATGGTCAAATCAGAAGTCAATTTAGTTTAGTTCCTTCACGATATTGGGAACTAGTTGCAATGTTGCCTATGCAGAAGTTTACAGTCAACGCAAATACAGTTTATTCAGAAAGTAGAAGGAAATTTACATGAAATCAAAGACAGACATATCACAATTCTTATCATACTTTGACGCAGGTGCAAGAGCAAACCGATTCGAAGTTCTAATACTTAATGACGATTACTTCAACACTAAAGACGGACACTACTATCGTTGTGTAAGTGCAAACTTGCCAGGCATTGCAATGAATACAAATACTGAAGATACTGGTTGGTCGGGTAGTAGAGAAATCCCCGATGGAACTATTGATTATGGAGACACTATAGCACTAACCTTTTTATGTGATAGTAGTTTCTACGATAGGTTCCTAATCGATATGTGGTTAAGAGATATCTATGAAGGATATCCTGATGTCTCTGCAGATAGTAGAGAAATGGGAACAATGAGAAAACCAGTTATGAGATACATAGACGAATACACTGGTGAAATTATGATAAATCAATTAAGACTGGGTGGTTCACCTGCTCTACAATACAGATTCTTTGATTGTTACCCAGTTAGTTATTCAGAACAAGCATTATCAAATACAGATACAGAAATTATGAAGTTTGAAGCAACATTTAGTTACAAAGACTTCTTAGTAGACTACCCACCCAATAAGGACGAACCCCGTAAAGTCGAACCAAAAAATAATGGTGCTGGTGGGAGTATAAATAAGGGAAGGGGTTTACTGGACGCAACATTAGATACACTTAAGGTTGCATCACGATTTAGTCCAAAGGCAGGTGAATACCTGACTAAACTAAGTACAGTAGATACGCAGCTCACTCGAGGTAGAAACATCAATAGAAATTATGGTGGTCTATTCGGGGGAGATGATTAAATTAAAAAAGTGAGGATAATATAATGGCATTACCTATACAGGCGACACCAACTTATGTTACAGTTCTCCCAGTTAGTGGTTTTGAGGTAGAATACAGACCATTCTTGGTAAAGGAACAGAACATATTAGTTCAGGCAAAAGAAGGTGACGATGCAAAACGGACTATGCAATCCGTTAAAAAATTATTGCAGGCAGTAACCAATGACAGTATCGTTATTGAGGACTTACCAACTACAGACATGGAATGGTTATTCATTCAAGTCCGTAAAGTGTCGGTGGGGGAAACTTCAAAGTTGATGTTCCCTTGTGGAAACACTACATGTTCAGAGACAGCAGACCTGACTCTAAACTTAGACGACATTCGTGCAGAAGGTGAAGTTCCTGAAGATGAAACAGTTATGATTACTGATAAGGTAGGTTTGACACTTAGTGTACCAACTGTAAGTCACGTTGAGGACATTGCAGAACTTGACGAACAGAATCAGGCGGTAGAACTAATTAAACAATCTATTGTTAATATATTTGATGAAGAACAAGTATATGAAGGTGCAGATTTAACTCGTGAAGAACGAAACGAATTTGTAGATTCATTAACGTTCCCTCAATTGGAATTGTTAGGTGGTTGGTATGACGGATTACCAAAACTTACTCATACAATTGAATGGACGTGTGCTGGTTGTGGTGAAGAGAACAAGACGAAGCTAGAAGGAATACAGAATTTTTTTTAATAGCTCTTTCTCATGAAAGTGTGTTCAATCATTATAACACTAACTTTCAGTTAATGCAACATCATAAGTATTCGTTAACTGAGTTAGATAATATGATACCTTGGGAAAGAGAGATTTACATAAGACTTCTCATGCAACATCTTGAAGAAGAAAAATCCAAGCATGATGCTGAACAAGCAAAAATGCGAAGAAAATAATGATAAATCATAGAAGGTACAATTATGGCAGACACAATTATAAAGGAGAACAACACTACCAATGAAGTAGAAATCTCCCTTGATAAGTACATGAAACTTATTGACCAGTTAGATGAACAGGAAGATAAAATTAAGGAAATGCAAGACGAGGCTAAGAAAGCTAGGTCACAACTTGCACCACCTAAAAGAAAATTCATGGATTTATTCTTAGACGATAATGATATAAACGAAAAATCAATCATAGGATTTATATCATTTGCTTTAATGACTGTATTCGGTATTTGTGACTTAGTCACTGCATTCGCAGGACAAGACTTAGTTATCTCAGATACAATCTACACGTCATTCGTAGTAGTTACACTTGGTGCATTTGGTATCAGTGAAGCTGGTAAAGCATTTGGTGGAAAATAGGACATAACATATGGCAACCGATGACGGAAGCAAAAGTATACGAGAACAACGGGAAGACTTAGCAAACGAAATTAAAGACGTTAATTCTAAACTGAAGCCTGGTTTTCAAAAAATCATTTCAGACTTAGAGGAAGTTTCTCCCCAAGTTGCAAAGATAACTGCAGACTTTAGAGAGTCTAGTAGGGATACCTTTACGGGTGCTTTAGCAACTAAGAAATTAAAAAACCTCACTGGTCTTGTAGACAAATATATGTCCGAGGGTGCCGAAGCACTTGACCCCAAAGAATTAAAACAATTAGAAAAGAACTTCTCATCAGAAGTTGCTGGTGTGACTGAGGTCTTCGACTTTGAAGGCATGAGACAGGCACAACTAGAATTCAATGAAACCCAAGACAAGCTACAAGCACTTGAAGACGGGAAACAAGCAAGACTAGAAAAGTCAATGGCAAACAATAACGTTCTTGCAACGTTAGATAGAGAGATTGAAGAAGCACGTTCCAAGTCAATTGGATTACAAGGTGCAGCCTTAGAGGCAAACACCAAACTTATAGAAGATTTACAAAGAGATAGAGAAGACAAAGCAGATAAAATGACGGCTGCCTTCGATAGAGAAATTGCAGCCGAAAGAAAAATCTTAGAAGAAAGAACTGAGGCACTTTCTGAAACAACAGACGCATACAAAAAAGGTTTAGAAGAAGCAACCAAAAGTGATAAACTAGAAAAGTTTAGTGGTGGTATTAACGAATTAACTGGTATTGATATACTTGGTTTTGCAGATACAGTCACTAAGAAAGTAAATGCTATCAGTGACGTAATGGGTAGTATTGGTGAAACACTTGGTGGTGGTTTCAAAGGAATGAAAGATAAGGTTGGAGGATTCTTCAGTGGAATGAAGGGTATGTTCTCCAAGAAAAGTGTTTCAAATTCCCTAGGAGATTCAAAAGAAAAAGCAACTGCAATGAAAGATGCAGTCTCAAGTGCTGGAGATAAAGTTAAAGAGAAAGTTGCCGACACTGGTGCATTAGCAGGTGGTGGTAAATCTAAGACTGGTGGATTCCTCAAATCAATTGCAAATGCAGTAAAGAAATTTGGAGATAAGAAAGTCTTAAGAGGTGCCTTAACAATGGGTGTTATGGCAGGAACAGTCGGACTTCTTGCAATAGGATTAAAACAATTTATTGGATTAGACTTTATCACAATGGGTAAAGGTCTTCTTGCACTTACTGGTTTAGCATTAGTATCCAAACTAATCGGTAAAGCAAGTAAGTCAATGTTAATGGGTTCAGTCGGTATCCTTGCACTAGGAGCTGCACTTATTCCTCTTGCATTCGGTCTTAACTTAATGAAAGATGTGGGAATGGGAACTATCGGTGTATTAGCAACTGGTATCATTGCACTCGGAGTTGCTGCCGCAGTAATGGGTATGTTCCTTCCAATGATTGCACTTGGGGCACTTGCTATCGGATTATTAGGTGCGGCACTTCTACCATTTGCATATGCAGCTAAAATAGCTTCAGAAGCTATGGGAACCTTTGTTCCAAGTATTGTTGAACTAAGTCATGTTGACGGATTGAATCTAATCGCAGTTGGTGCTGGATTAGCTGCAATTGGTGTTGGTTTAGTTGCAATGAGTGGTGGTAACCTTCTATCGAGTTTACTAGATGGTATCGGTAAACTGTTTGGTGCAAAATCTCCAATGGAAAAGGTCACTGAGTTTGCAAAAGGTCTTGAAGGTGTGGACATGGAACCTATTGTCCAACTTGGAGAGGCATTTAAACACTTAGGTGGTTCTCTAGACGTAATCAAAATGTTCAATAACCTTGACCCGAAAGGTCTTAGGAAGTTTGCAGAAAGTGTAGACGTTCTTACAGAGGCAATGATAAGACTAGACCAAGGTGTTCCTAAAGAGTTAACTTGGTGGGAAAAAATGACCCAGTTTGCTGGTAAACTAATGGGAACTTCTCAAGAAGAAAGAGTCCAAGAACAAATGGACGAGTCTGTCGATAGAATGACTAAACTCGAGGGTAAGTATAGAATCCACTATGAAGGTGGTAAAGAAGTTGGTAGAGAGTTAAGAGAAAACTATTATGATGGTCAAGAAGGAATGGACGGCCCTGCTTCGGATAGTGCAATGTCTCAAGAAATGTATCAGATAGAAATGGAACTGAAGGCAGAAAGAAATCGTTACAGTAAACTACAACTTAAAATGATTGAAAGGAATGCTCAGTATCCAGGCTTGTATAGTAAAGAACAAATCGAATTAGCAGGTGAACCTATGACTGGTCAATCTATTAAAGAACAAAGGTCATTCTCTGCAAGTGGAACGTATGGAAGTGATGGTGGTGGTAATGCATTATTACAGAATAACACTAACAATGTCAATAACGGAACTTCTTACGTATCAGTAAATGCACCAAAAGTCTTCAATGATGAATATAGTCAAGGTAGACTGAATCCAATCCAAGACGGAACTTTTTAAATAGTCTTATACTTTTCTTTACGAGGGATTACCTTCGTCTTATCTTTATGAACTTGAGTAAGTCCATGGGTAGGTGTTTTCTTATGTGCCTTGACTACAGGTTTTTTCTTGCCAAAGATTTTCTCCCAGTTATCTGAGTAAAGTTCTTCGTTTGAGTTCCGTCTTTTGGAACCCTTTCCTCCGTGCCATTGTGTCATAATTCATTACAGTAGTGGTGGTTGATAGTTCCAATAAATGTATATTGCAGCTATTACACCTAGTATCCCTATCAATGCAGAGATAATAAATTGTTTAATAATTCTCTTTTCTCTTTTTGTTCTCATCTTAATACACCATAGAAGGGGTGTCTTCTTGGTTGGTTAGCACGTTTTGCGTCCAACTTCCTTCTACGTTTTATTTCTTGGTTCTTTTGATTCCTTTTAGTATTTGGTTTCTCGTAATACTTCCTATCTCTACACTCTTGTACGATACCTTTACGTTCACAATTCTTTTTGAATCGTCTTAACATTCTATCAAACGGCTCTTCTTGTTTCGTCTTTGGATTTACTCTTGGTGTTACTGCTGTCATATTATTTGAAAAACTGTTCTAAGGATTCCTCTCTGTTTTTAATTTTATCTGAACTATATTCTAGTTCTCCTTCTTTACGAAACACTAGGACAAATTCATGAACCTTTGCAGTGTATCTTTTACTTGCACACTTACCTGCTTGTAAGGCTGCAAATATAGTATCGTTCTTCATTACAATTATATCATGTAATTTGAGACCCGACTTAATGAACATATTTATAGTGTCTGAATGAAATGGAATATACTTTCCGTCCTTTCTCCAATCACCACATACCCAAACACAAAATCCGCCTGGTTTTAAAACTCTCTCTATGTTGTTTCCACAAACTTGTATCCTTTCACTAAAGTCTTCATACTTTCGTAGGTCGGATAATTGACCTTCTGCACTTTCGTATCTTTCGATATCACCATAAGGTGGACAAGTCATAACTAGGTTTGCACTCTCATCATCTGTATGAGACATTTCACACCCGTCACTTTCTATAATATCGTAGTATCCGTCAAAGGAATGTCTTCCCATTTCCTCTCTGACTTTACTTACTGTTTCAGAAGATACGTCATAACCAACATAATCTCTTCCTAATGAAGCAGACACAAATGCACGTGTCAT